TTACAGGAGCGCCGAAAGAGCCTTGATCACGCCGATTACATATCCGTTGCCGGCCGTAGCCAGGATCTGAAAATTAGCGCACCGGTCATTTAGTGCGCCGGCCGCCACCTCGGATGCGCTCAATGCGGTTCCGGCCGAAATTACACTCATGGATGGGGTAGCCCGCATCTTGACTGGAAACTGATAAACTACGTATCCATAGGCCCCGGCTGCGGATGCCTGGGCCGCCATATCAATTATGCAGTACTGCCTTTGGCATCTCTGCAAAACGCGCTCAGGCGGAAGTGATTCAAAAAGCGTCGCCTTTGACCCGGCTTCCAGCTGAGCGCCGGTGGTCGTCCAGGTTCCCGATGTAAACGCCCCAATTGAAAACTCGATTTGCACGCCGTTATATGCGCTCACGGGAAGCGCGAGATCTGCGGTAAATATCTGCTGTGACGGGGTAGTCGCGAAAGTGCCATTAGCGAAAGGTGCTGTTACGGTCGAAAAATCATTTGGCGCTGTTGCGCTACACGCCTTCCATGTGACATTCAGAGATCCACTGGAGCATAGATTTACCTGAAGCTTAGAAGCCGCGCCTACCAAATCGGCTACGTCGTCTCCTGAGATACGCTGGCAAAAATACACACCAGTGCACCCGGCTCCTCCAGTAAACCTGTAAGCATTACGGTAAAGCGCGCCCGATGGTGCCGATACCTGCTGACCGGTGACGTTTCCGCCAGTACATTTGCCCCGCCAAAGATCTACGGCGTGAGCATATGCCGCCCCTGCCGTAAAGGTTTGGGCCGCTCCCGCTGCATGCGAGGTCTTGACCTGGTCAATGTACATCTCGCCATTGCCCAAGCGGTTTTTGAAAGAGTCAGCATTCGCGGCATAAGCCCCAATGAACGGAATGAAGATGCTCGATGCCGTGTCCCAATACCCTACGGTTATCCAAACTGTGTTATCGTCACTACGCAACTTTATAAGCTTGTTAACCGTATCTGCCCACCACATATTCGGATAGGTAACTTCCGGCTCTGAGGCCCCTGAGTTGTTGGATGCAAGCGCCTGGTCTGCCGCTACTATATCGTCAACCAGGACGGACCCTGGAAGCGGATCATCTTTCGAAATCGTATACGGATGCTGGCTCATATAAACCTCTCTCTACAGGATGATCTCTACCGAATACCCCTCCAGGACAATGGAATCACCGGCATTGGAAAGCTGGCCGGTAATGGCGATCTCGGACGCCAGGGCGGTATTTATGGAGCTTGTATAGACATCGAGGCCCGAGAGTTGGCTACCCAGAGCCGATGAACAGACCTGGGAATTGAGGGCGCCTCGATTGCATAAATCTACCTGACCGTGCCCGGAGAGCGTTGTCGTGACTGTTTGAACCGCCATTAAAGACCCCGCCAATCCAGCTCCGGAAGCACCGAATCGTAGCGCCAAGGTCTTGTTATCCGCGGTACTGTTGTTGCTGTACATAACTGTTATTCTGAGTCTGCTATTGACGCCCAAGACGCCCGCGGCAATCGGTATAGTTGCCAGCACGAATTCGCTGGTGTCCCCAGTATGAGAAACCTTTACAGCCGATTTTGCCACGGGGATGATTCCGATTGCCCTGCGGAGTTCGGCTATGGTGATTCTTTTTAATTCGACGGCGCTCAGGTCCCAGATGATGATAGTGTCACCATCGGCGACGTCTGCCCCAAGTAAGGGCGTATAAGAATCGGCACGCGGCATTCTTAGTATCCTTTCGCTCGCCAGTTAATCGACCTCACAACCCCAATTCCGCTGTTTGTTATACGTACCGGAAATCCCGTGGTTGTGACATTTGCTTGATCAAAAACTAAAATATCCCCGGCCTGCATATTCAGCCGGGTAATCTGCACATGGGGTGGTGCGTGAAACGGAGTAGCAAAGGTTATAGTGGAACCGGCAGCCAAGAGTGATACGTTGGTGCCGGTGTCCTCGCGATCCGGGACGTCCACGGTGAAGCTGAACCCTTCCAGGAGCGAGGCAACACTGGAATCATTACTCGACATAGCAAATCTAAAATCGAAATGCCTCGCTGAGTAAGTGCCCGGCACGAAGTTCTGCCATCCAATCCATACACCGTCATTCATGGCGAGGTTTATTTGTGGCTGCGCCCCCGCATACTTGCATAGAGCAGTCTGGAGGATGTCGGGGTCTAAGAGGATATCAGGTTCCAAAAGGATATCCTGGCTCTGGCTGATGGCACCCAGAACGTAATTTAGCATTACGTTGCATTGGGACTCATAGCCAATGTCCACTTTGTGGCCGACTGGTATGGTGTAATAACCAAAATCAGCCGTGGTACCATCAGTTACGGGCCGACTGTTATGATCCAAGACATGATCCCCGTTATGGTCGGTTATCGCCCCTGGGGTAAACATCAAATTGCTGCCACTACGATCCAGCCCCACCAGGGTACCAAGCCAGTTCAGGGCCTTTTCGTCGTAGGTTGCGAGTACGTTTCGCGGCAGCATGCCGCCAGAAATAGCGATGCTGGAAGGGCTTGCCGAATAGATCTCTACTCCATTCGGGTGCCGGTAATGCGCTGCTACCCAATACGTACCGTCGCCTTGATAAGGAAATTCGGTCAAAGGAGTGCGGCCGAGAGATTTGGAGTTCGACCAGCTTGCCCCCATGCGGACTTCGTAATCCAAGGTCGGGCGGAAATCCTCGACTTTGGACCAGTAAATTCGGGCAATGCCCCCTATGTAGTTGGTATTGAGCCCTGTTACATCGCCGGGCGTGGCTTTGAGTGCGGAGCCTTGGACTTTATACGCGTAGGCCCGGACCTGGGAGAGATCCTGAATCGCTTCCTGGTAGAGGTTCCGCCCAACAAATTTAAAATAGAGGGTCTGGCCGATATAGCCCGCATCGAAGGGAAACTTGGAAACCAGGCTGTCGAGTCGCACGAACTGACTGCCCGCGGCGTGGGAGGAGATGGGTGATCCGTAAGCTCCCCGAACCAACCATGTCAGGTTGTAGCTATTGACAGCGGTAAGGGTCGCGCCCTGGTAGGCGAGCAGTTCGCCGCCGCAATAGCACAAGGTATTAAGTAGCTTTGCATCCTGTTGCGTGCCGCCGGAGAGCGTACTGATACTCATGGCCAGGTCAACCGCAAGGGTATGGACGGTATCGACCGCCGGTCCCGCCGGCAGAGGAGCAGAGAGCGTCCCCTGCCTGGCCCGGCCGATTATGGACCCAAATTTCTTATATGACTTATCGTCTGTGCTGACGTAGACATCGCAGCCGCCCCAGTTGATGCCGCCCGAGACAGCCAGCCAGATTTCGAGGTCTTGAGTGAGGAGCCAAGGCGGCTCGAAAATCACCGGAGCATTGGGGTTTCCGCAATCAATGCGATAGTCAGCCCAATAGCCGTTGGTGTTTTGAAAATCGTATTTGGCAGCGGCCCCTGTGCCCTGGAGATATTCTTCGAGGGTCACTGTGAGCTTTCCGTCTTCATCCTCGCTGATTTCTTTTACCCTCGCCCATTGGCGGTCGAGGCCGAGCTTGACATCGGTAAGGGTTACTATATCCATCGGATCGAGGACGATGTATTTCCAGCCGAGCTGGATCTCGTAGGTGTTGCGTACGTTTAACTGGCGCTGCAGGGCGAGCTGCGCGGCCCTCTGAGGCGCCAGCTTGTTGGTGTAGATATGGGCCTGTTTGACATCAGCCGGGCGCGCGCCCCAGAGCGCGATAGACGCATCGTCCTGAACGGTTATGGTATCGGCGTAAAATCTCAGCCCGGCAGGTCCGCCACCGTCTAAAAACTCATAGGTCATCTGATTGTAGATGTCGGACTGGTTGACGCGCGAGAACTTTACAGGCTGGCCCTTGTCCAGGTAGTCGTCATCGTTGAGATCAAAAAGCGGGGCGCTCGGAGCAACATAATATGTCGAGCTTTCGTCGCCGTAGGGGATGATTTTGAGCTTACCCTGAGTGAAGACCAATGCCGAGTTTGTGAGATCGGCGATCTCGGTGACCATTTCGGCGGCTGAACGCTGGCTTTCGTAGGCCGGCGAGGCCCAAAATCCGTTATCGTAGCAGTAGCCTCGGTAAGTGCTGACTCCCAGCCAACTTAGATCGTCTAGGCGTTCCCGTGGCCAGTATGCGCCGTGATACGGATCGCACAAAAAATCGTAGACGATATCGGCCGGAAAAGCCGAATAACCGTCATAGGACCACGAATAGGGACAGAGGCCGACTATTTCAAAATTCCAGTTGGGGAGGGAAGCATTGCTTCCGAGACTTAAACCGCAACCCGCCCCATAGGCAATACCGGGATAGCCGAAAGCATCGTCTGGATGAGAGGTTGTGAGATATCCCCAAGGGTCTTGAGACCCGAAACCACCATACATATAAACCAGGCCCGATTTATCCGGCTCATACACAATGTTGTTAGCCGTCGCATAAAGCACCGAGGTTATAGGCCCGGCGCATAGGCCGAGCATATAGGAACCGAAGTACTCGTAAGATCCGCCACTGTCACCCCCACCGCCCATGCCCTTTCCGGCCTGCTGCTGGTTTGGGGTGTAGACAGCGGAAAAATCACTGAACCATAGCAAGTTGCCCTTGACCCGATTACGGCCGTAGACGAGAGGAAGAACCCCGCCCTTGACCGAACTCTGCACTTTAAACGAGCTGATCTTATTGTCCGTTGTGGACTGTGTAGTACTGCCCCCAAACATCAGGACCAGCCCTTGTATCGGTAGATGCCTCTAAATTCTTTCGCGAGTGCCGGATTAAACGCCTCCTCGAGCATCACCGTCAAATTCAGCCGGGCATGAACCAGCATCGGCCACTCAGTTACAATCGCGCCGTGAGCGGTGCATCGTCCGAACTGATACATGGCGATATCGCCCGGCAATGGAGTCTCGCCGATCCATTTATTGCCTTCGAATCGACCATCCAAATCAACTTTTCGGCCATACTGCAAAACGTGCTTTAGATAGAGTTGATCGTTATTGTGTATGTGCCAGTCGGCGGGGTAGTAGCCCCATTCGATCTTTGGGATCAGACCGGCATTTTCGAAGACGGCGGCCAGGAACAGTGCGCAATCGACTCCCGCGCCCTTCAGGCACTGAGCGTGATGGTAGGGGGTCTTGAGCCAGGATAGGGCCTCATCTACTGCGGCCTTGCGCTGGGATTGTTCGAGATCTGTCATATCGCGGTCTCCGGAATCGGTATCAGCGGGCAGCCGCCAAAACGTGATGAGCTGTTGCCGAATTTGGTATAGCAATCCACCGTGTTTTTGTTGCAGGCGGGGATCAGCGATACGCCCGCTCCGGTACTTGGGATGCTCGGGAGTGGGACACTAAGGGTAGCGAAATCAAAATTCCAGGTCTTTATGTGGCGCCTGAAGGAACCCGCCATGAGCATATATCCGTTATCGAAATAGCCCGCCGCTTTACCGGTGCCCGGCAGGTATATGGCGCTCAATGTAGACACCGAGCCGCTTACTGTCGCGGCGACCGTAAACGCCTCCCGGCTTACACCGCACTGAGGATCGTAGAGATTATGGCGGCAATCGGTTTGAAACATCTCGCGGGGCATCTTGATATTGAGCAGCTCGGTATGTGAGTTGACGGTGATTTGGGCCTCGGACCTGTCAGCATTTATCTCCCCGATTCTGCCCTCAAAGAGCTTATCAACCGTTTCGATGACCGAGCTACCCCAAAATTCAGCGAAAGCGCGGTCATGTCTGAATTCAGCCCCATCAAAATACCCCTTCCTGAGAGCTTGCAGGAACGGCACACCCTCCACCAGATCAGAGGATGCAGGGTATACGGTAAGATCGAGGCTATCTACCGATATACCGGTAGACCAAGTCTGACTGCCTTTTTTAACGAGGGGCGTGCTGCTATAGACATTCCCGCCAACAATGAGATCCAGAGGAGCCCTTGTCAGCCGGATTACGGTTCCCGAAATCAAGGTGATCGTATAGATATCCGCGCTTACATAGTGGTCGGTTGCAACCAGGTCGAAATATCCGGGAGATACGGTTTTCACAGGTTAGAACTCCGTATCGAATTCAATTTTTTGGCACTCCCAGAGCAGGTACATAAAATTCTTGAAGGTCGCGCTGTCCTCGGTAAATCGGCATCGCCAATAGTAAGCAATGTTAGCGGTAACGATTTTGCCGTTGGCCGGGGGTGTCGTTATGGTGAGAGTGGTTCCGACCCAGGAAAAACCAGTGGTAAGCTGGACCCCATCCACAAACGGGACAATGGCGCTCCGGGCCTCGGTGGACCTGAGAGGCTCGAAGTAGCCGCCAAAGCTTCGCCCTACGGTGAAATACTGATTGGCCCCATTACCCGTGCCGAGTATCTGGCCGGTTACGGCATTGTCGTAGGGGTCGTTATAGAGAAACGTGTCAGCCCGGCCGCCACGCGCCAGGAAAAAACCCGCGAGGGATTTCAACTCGTTATGGGCAACATCATCGCGCAGACAATCATAGCTCAGAGTCCATTTCCACCTTGGACCGGCCCAAAGGGACTGCGCTGTTCGTTTACCGCTTACCGACTCCTGAATTAGAGTCGAGAACATCGGCGTACGCTCTCTATCCCACATGAGCCCGGCTAGAGTGGGGAAAACAGCGTTACTCATTCTACTGGCCCCCCAGGTGCTTAAATTTCCTTATTTTGCTGCCCATCAATTTCCAAATGGTGTCATCGTGTTCACTGAGCATCTGCTTGATTGATTTCGAGTCCATTACCTGCCAGTAGTGATTATGGATCTCGCTGCTGCCTGTATTGCCTTTGCCAGATACGGCATCCCGGAACCCACTCGCGAAAGTAGCAGGTAAGACAGTCTCTCCGGCATGCACCTTGGCTATCATATCGCCGGGAATGTTCCACGCGCCGACATCGAGAGACGCCATCCCGGCAAAACCCGCCAAAAGAGCATAGGTCTCTGCCGTTACCGCTGGAACCATGGACCATCCTATAAAAGGTATTGCCGCGACACTTGCACCGGCGGCGGCAGCCCCTAGACCGGCAGCGGAAAAAGCCAGAGCTACATTTTCGGCTATCTGCGCCACGGTCGCCGCACTTCGGGCAGTAGCCCCGGCTACTGTTGCCGCAGTCTTTGCCGTCTCCCCCCCTACCCACGATGAAACGGTACTGGTAATAAGATTTACGAGTCCGCCTAGTCCTGTTATCCGTTCAATGGCCGCCCTTGCCAGCGCCCCTAGAGACGTGGCGGTGGTTTTTTCAGACTCACCGAGCACCCATGCTTGAACAACCTTTTTAACGCCCCAGTCGATAGCCATCTGAGCGTATCTTTGGAATAGGCTCTGTGCTTTTTGCGCCCAGGTCTGGGTGCTGAAAAGCATGCTATTAAAAGAGCCACTGATATGAGACGCTATCTCATCAGCCTCCCTTTTGCGCTCTGCAACCATCTGTGCCTCGGCGTTCGCCATCTTTATCCGATGGTCAAGCTGGAGTTTTTCGATCTCCTTGTAGATCTTTGCTTGCTGGGCAACGCTTTGATTCTGGACATCAAGTTCCGCGTACTTCGCATTAATCGCCGCCTGATATTCTTTTTGGTAAAGTTCATTTTCAAGAGCAAGCCGCTGGCCGGCGCTGATCTTCCCAAGTTCATACTGCGATTTGATTTTATCACTTTCAATGCGGATCTCGGCCTCGGCCTCCTGGCGCTTCATGCTGCCGAGGATGCTATTGGCCTGCTGCTCCTGGGCCTGCTGTTCAACAAAAGCCGCTCTACGGATCGCCTGAATTTCGTGGATAGCCCTTATCTGATTATCGGCACTCAGGCCCGATTCGGCGGCGGAGTCTTTCCAAAAAGCGAGATCGATTTGGCGGAGTTCCTGGGTGGACTTAAATACGTTTTGCTCGGCATCATGGATTTGCTGTAGCTGATACACCTTATCGGTGTACCAGGTGTCAGTTTCTTTCTCGTCTTTTACCTCTTCTGGTTTCTCGTCTATTTTCCTGGCGGCCTGTAATTCTTTGTAGATCTGCTTGGCGGTTTCAGTGCCCTCTTTCGCGTTTTTAAGCTTGGATCTCCAAAAGGCAACATCGTGCTCGGCGTCCCATGTAAACCAGTTTTGCTCCTGCTCTTTTATGTCGGAAAGCTCTTTTTTATAGTCGTCAAAAGTGCTGGTTTTCGGTGCGTCTTCCTTGCCGCCAGCTTTACCCGCGCCTCCCGGAAGCGCCTCACCTGGAGGAGTAAGCCACCAAACAGGATATTGCAGGTCTAACGGCGAAGCGGGGATAACTCCGCTATTCGAACCCGATCCGGAGGTTTTGGCGCGAAAAGCACTAGGCACCATCGCCTCGGCCGCTTTTTGTATTCTACCGGCTTTTTCTTCGGCGCTGGCCGCAATTGCCGTCCACAGTCCCGTAACCTGACTTTTGAATCTATCCCAGCCGCTGAGATCACTGTTACGGATTCGCTCCATTTCGATAGCGTATTTGGCCCACGCTTCTCCGTCTTTTTTAGCGGACAGTTCCTGCTCGGCGGTTTCTATCTGAAGCGTATTCTTGAGCTGCTCGGATCTCTTTACCGCCGAGTCGCTTATTTTGGAGTCCTTTTCCTCGGCGAGTTTCATGTACTGACTCAGCGACTGCCCGCCCTGGTTGAGCAGCCCTATGAGTTTTTGTTCGGAGGAGCCAAGGACATCATTCGCAAGGGCGTTTTTCTTCGCGCCGTCTTCGTATTGCGTAAACCGATCCGCAATTTGAGCGAGCAGCCCTTGAAAAGTCATCGATTTTCGGGAACCCTCATCCATCGAGATCCCCATGGTTTCGAGAACCAGTCGGGATTTTATCGCCTCTTCAGAACTACCGGACATTGCGCTTTGGAGGGTTTTATAAACGGTTTTGAGGGTATCGAGAGATACCCCGGATGCTTTTGAAACTCCGTCAAGATCCTGGAGAAGCGATACCGATATCCCGGTTTCACGGTTCATCCCGGCGAGATTTGTCGCGTTATCGAGGAAAGACTTCCCGAGGTGAGCACCGGCATTTCTCGCAGCAAGACTGATCTGGTCGCTGAGCTTCCCGAAACCCTCCGTGATGGTATCAATGGGGTGTTTAACTTCCTGCATTCCCGCGCCGATTGAGTTCCACCACGCCTTGATACGAATTGCGGTCTCCCCGGTTTGGACCCCGAGGTTTAAGAGCTTTGACGCCGTATCCTGGGCGAAAGAATCGAATACCCCGGACTGGTCTCGCATTTTAGCGCCGATTGCGTCAAAGTTTTCCGCAAAGGCGCTCCTGAAGGTTTCGATTTCCCGGGTCATGAGCTGCGCGTTTTTCTGCACGTCTCGCGCGTACTGCCCGACGTAGTTTGATGATGTCTGAGAATGCCTTTGCGTGTCAGACGCCATACCGGCGAAGGAAGTGCGGATCTTAGCGGAATTATCTTCAATGCTCTTAGCGGAGGCCTGCATCTCCGACTGCACTTCCGATGAATCCGCACCGAATTTGAAATTTAAAGGCATCTCTTATTCCTCAACCCGCAAGGTCCCACTCAATTGATCCGTTATTCCAGCCAATTCCTGAGACGCGAACTTTTCCTCGATGGTTTCCCACCACTTGTCGTCAAGCTTTTCCGGGGATTTTCTCGGCTCTCTGGGCTTATAGCCGAGATATGCCGCGGCAAGGACATGGACAGGGGGGTGATCCGCCCAGTAAGACAGAAGCCTGTCCACATCCTCAAGCGTCATTTTTGCAACGGTATCGAAGCCTACTCCGAGGCCGGATGCGACGTGCCCGTAGATAAATCCCCAATCGAAGGGTCCGGCGAAGCATCCCCCGATGGCCTCTTAAGGCCCGCTGCCTCCCCGAGTTTTTCAACCAACCCGTAAAGATCCTCTAGGTCGAGCACCCGTTTGAGTTCTTCGACTGTTACTTCCGGGTTATTCCTGGAAAGCGCCACTTTCACCTGGTCAACCAGAATGGGGAGTTGGTCTTTGAGCAGGGGCGTTTCGGCCAGTTTTGCATTGAGATCGAGAAACTCTTCGACCTGTTCAAGGTTCATCCGGGGAACTTGATAGACCTGTTCCCCGATAACGATTTCCGTTACCTTTTTCGACATTGGTTACTCCGAGGCAGAGAGTATGCCGATGTTATTGCTGTCATCGGCAAACATGGAAAAGTCAAATTCCTGGATGGAGAAATCTTCGAGTTTGGTCGGCAGGGTGAGTTTCGAGCTGACACAGTTTGCCAGCTTCAAAACACACTGCTTCCCGCGGTAATTGCCCTTGAACCATCCCTGGAATGTCGGCGTTACACCGAGAAGCTGATTGGTGAGGGTGAGCTTCCGACCCGACTGGCCGGTGTAGGTGTATTCGATCTGAATTGCCAGGTCCTCATCGTCAGAAACAAACGTATAGAGTCCGTTTGCCACCTTGTAATGCCCGGCCAGCGTCGGAGAGCTGGGGGAATCATCCGTCAGCGAGACGCCGGTTGCGAGGTTTTTAACGCTCACATTTGCTACAAAGTCCGTCGCGTGATCGACGGTTACCTGATACGGGGTAGCGGGGATGTAGGTCGTCTGAACGGCATTGAGAGTCGCAGCCATGGTGTAGGCGTAGTTGATCAACACCGCCAGACCGGCGTCGGCCGCCGCGAAGGTATAGATGCCACTCGCTACCTTGTACTGCCCCTTTGCCGGAGTGGCCCCGGTCGCTACCTTTTTGAGGGGCAATCCGGTTGCGGTAAAGAATACCCCGAGATCATCCGTCCAGGTCGCGGCATCGGTGACCGAGATCGTATAGGGACCACCTGCAGCGGGGATAGTGCCCGCCTCATCTTCAGAGATCAAGCTTTGCCCGGCGGCCGATGAAAGCCCGAAAAAAAGCTCCGCATACTGGTCTATAAAGATCCGGGCATTTTTCGCCTTGGCGGTCGGCTTCATCGTACCGGCGCCGATGGCAATGGGCATCTGATAGCCCCCGAAAAGCTCCTTGATTGTCCGAGTGAAATCGAACTGAACCTCCTGGAGCACTCCGAACTTGACCGGGGTGGAAACACCCGTGGTGTTGTCAGTTCGAATGCCCCAAAGCGAACCGGCGCCGAAAATATTTTGCATCTTTCTCTCCCTTCCAAAAAAGAAAGCCCCGAGAGGGGCTAACCTCCGGGGCTTTTGAGATGGGTGTTAATTGCGGGCTTTTGGCTAACTAGGCCACAAGCATCTCCAAAGATATGATGAGCACCGCCTGTTTATCGAGTGCCCCGTCATCGATTTGAATATTTGAGATTCTGCAATGGGAAACGATTCCGCCAAGGGTGCATTCATTTGCCGAAGCATTATCCGGGGCGTATGCCGCCTCGATAGCATCCAGGTAAGGATTTAAGATATCACTTGGAACCGTGGCGGAATCCGGGATCTGGGCATAAATCCATAAATCGGCCCGAAGTGTCCAGATCGACGGCACTCCCTTTTTATATCTAGCCGACTCGCCTTTTTGTTTTATGAAAATAGCCGGCTGCTGGTTCGGAGGTACATCGTCCCACGTTTTAATGCGCTTGCTGGAATGGCGCACCCACGAAAGGCGCGAAACCCTGGCGAATGCCGCGGCGTAGATCTCTTTGCGCGTACTCAATGGAGGACCTCGGCAACAGAATCAGCGAGCATATCCTTAATAGTGTCCATTTCCGACATCGAAGACCTTACATAGGATCGCTCAGGTAAATTCATTTCACGCACGTAGGACTGGATGAAAATATCTTTTGGCCCGGCTTTCATTTGCTGCCCGAAGGCTGCTTTTTGGGACCGCAGATGGCTCCTAACAACTACATTTCTGTAGACCCCGAATTCCTGCACGCCCGCATAGACCTCGGTATCCATAAAAATTCCGTCCACCCTGTCAGCCCCGACTTCAACCCGGAAACCGAAGCCCGAGAGAAGGCTTCCGCTTATAATCCGGAGCTTGGCCCCGCTTAGTTTGGTCTTTGCCCTGGAGTCGATCTCCTCGCAGATATCCCGTACCTTCTTAACCAGGGCGGCATTTACCGCCTGGCCTTTCGTCCTAAACTCGGCTACGAGTTCCTGATCCCCAGTATAGTAGGCTTTAATCATACAAACACCCGGCGCCACGGGTACGAGCCAAGCACCGACTTGACCCCAGGAGGGATGTCATCGACAAGATAGGTCATAGTTTCCCCGGCAAGAGTTTTCGATCTTTGACCGACACGCTCTTTTCCACGATAGATGTACGATACCCAATCAATTGCAGCCTGCTCGATGGATGTCGGTACCGTTGCATTCCCGGCACTGTAAACCAAAGTTGTGTTGAACCTGGTTCCGAGCGAATTCGAAAAATTATATCCCTGAAGATAGATCGTTGATTGATCGAAAAGATACCCGTCAGAACCGTTAGTGGAAACCGGAATAACATCACCGTCCACCGTCAGAGTAGTGATCCCGGCAATTGGAAGGTGGTTCGGGCTAAAGCTCGTCTTACCGCTCTCGATATACCGAACATCGGTATAATTTGCCGCGAGAACCCTTTCGCCCAGGTAGTTTTCGATGGACTCTGAAACCGAGTTTATGAGGCGCGAAATGAGAACGTCATCGAATCCGAAAAACCCGCCAGAGGTATATTGCTGATAACCCGATGTATCAAGCCCGATAGAAAATGAGCTATCGTTAATTACAATGGGCGTGAGAATAGCACCGTTTAGCTCGATCATGCCCGCAATCCCGCTGAGTATCACCTGCTGACCGGTCTGAAGACCGTGATCCGCACAAGTAACAATTCCCGGATTGGCTTTAGATATGGCGGAAACGTGCTTATCAGGAAAAAGCCCGAGCCAGGATTTCACATTTGCGAGAGTTGTTAGACCCATCTTTTTCCCTTAATTGTCATGGTCCGTAGTCCCTGTCACTGTGTTGCCTGTCGGAAAATTTAACATCGTTTCGACCGATCTCTAATCAAAGCGTCGGTCTGCCTTACAATCTCGCTTCCTCAAATATCGCAAATCCAGGCCGGGGGCGGGTAGCATGATTTATGCATCCGCTACACACTCGCTGAAGTGAACCCATGCCTGGAGAATTGCCATGAGAGTCTTAGCCATTGTATTTATTCTTGCATGCATAGTTGCCACGCCTTGTTCGGCCACACCCGTCTTAGATCAAAGCCAAGAAGAATGGGATGGAATCATTTCAGAATTAGGCACAATCCCCCGCGAAAACGGACAATCATTTACAGTTGGCAAAGAAGGCATCCTTTCTGGCATATCCGTGTATCTGCAAAGAGGTGGTGATACACCATCGGATCTTACCTTTGGTCTATTTATGGGTTCGGAATTTCCCGATGAATATTCGTCATCACTAATTAACATAACGATCCAGGCTAGCAATATTTCTCGCTACTTGCACTATCAATATTTTGATTTAAGTTCATTAAACTTAGCAGTGGCACCAAATGACACGTTTTTATTCATTCTCTACGGAGCCTATTCTCCAGCACAAGAATACTGCGTTGGCTACGGGTTCTCATCATCAGACCTTTATGTTGGAGGAACCGCAAAAACACGGTTAAATGGCGGCTCCTGGGACGATATAAACTCCAAATTCTCGGATTTAGTATTTCGAACATACATTGATGAGGAAGCAACTTCGCCACCATCCGTCCCTGAGCCTTCCAGCTTACTTCTTTTGGCGATAAGTTCCATTTGCTTACGATTTACATTGTCATCTTCCCGGTCCCGGCACCCATGCCGCCCATCGCGCCAGTCCCGGCCCCGAAGCCGCTGAACGCCCCGGCTCGGTTGCGGAATATAGGTCGCTTCTTCCCGGACTTAGTGTTATTCCCTGCCGCATCCCGGCCACGGTACTCAAGTTCATGTACCCCATCCGCCCAGTCTTGCGTATTGATCGTTACTGACCACGGGGAGGATGTATCCTCGGAGCCAGCGGTTACTCCATCCACAAATAGTTGCATCCCGGTACAGGCGGTATCGTCAGTACATGATCCAGGGATTGAGGCTGTGCCCGAGAGGATTTGATCGTCGTCAATATCCACGGTCACGAGAGACGGCGCGGTCGTATCGGCACCAGATTGATATTCATAGGCCCCGATATCCCATGCCGCGCCTACGGGGCGAGAAACTCCATCTTTATCTACTGCGTCTGCCCATATAGCCGACAGGTTTGCTCCCGCATCTATTAATGGACTGCCCGCAGCAATATGAAAATCACAAGTGTTGTTTACGCAATCTGAGTATGCAGCCGTGAACAGTGGGTCACCGCCATTCACCGGCGAAGAATCAGCAAGTCGCTGCTGGGCTACGTTTGGGTTACAGACTACCGACCCACCCCCTAAGATGGCGGCTGTTTTGGCGGTAAAATCAGGGTTGGCATAGTAATTATTATCAATATCTATCGTCCCGGTGCATGAAGTCGGCAACAATATGCCCACCTGTTCAGGATCAGTATTCCTTGTTATTATGATATTGTTTTTCAGTGACATCCCATCACCCGCCCCAATGGTCCGCTGGCTGGAAGCCAAATCATCACCACCGCATAGATAGAAAGTGTTATTGTATATGTTTCCACCCATCATGTACGCTTGGGTTATATTGGCTAGGATGTTCCCACGAAAGACCCATCCTGTTACCTCGTCTGCGTTGTCTGTTTCAACTATGCCTACTTGGGTGTCCATATCGTGCATATAATTACGCTCTATTAGCACATTCCGGCAGTTGCGATCTCCAGAAGTAGGCTTGACTCGTTGGAATATATCTGGATGCACATTTGGCGTTTGACTCCATTGCAACGTATACATTTCGTTTGTGCGTATTATTGTATTGTCGCACCCACCGGAGAATTGGAATACTTTTTCCGTATCAGCAAGTCGCTTGATGGTATTATTCGAAATAATGTTATTAGTACCACGAACCGCTATGACATCTCGAAAACTTTTCCCTGCCAGGTAGTAATCTCCGGTATTCCATGTTCCACCATCCGTGAGGGTGGCGGTGATGGTATTGGCGGTATTTGAGGTTATAGAAGTATTATATTTCCCTGTTGAGTGATTTCTGATGAAAAGCCCCTGCAATTCGTTCTCGGTCCATGTTTTGGTGGAATCGACCAAATCGGCGCTCCCGTTTGGGCCGGTATGCGTCCCCACATAGTTGAGTTCACCATCAAACGTGTTGCCGTCTATAAGATTGTTGTTCCCGGAAACAGTCAAACCATAAGAACCAGCAGAGGTGTAATAAACTCCTCCAACTATTGTGCATCCACTGACCGTGTTGTAGCTGCCAGACACGAGCACTGAGGCAGTGGTGCCATCTCCTAGACCCGGCGATATAAGTTTTATCCCTGAAAAAACGATATAGTTTTGGTCTATGATAGCCCTGCCAAATATCACGGTTTCGCTCGTATCGGCCCGGATCGTGATAGGATGCCCCGAGGTTCCGCTTGCCGTAGTGTTTACCGTGGTCAGCGTAGAGGAGTAATCACCAGCGTGAACTATCACTAGATCATCTGGATTTGCACCAGTAACTACCCCTTTTTGAGGGGTCAAAAAGGCACAGTTGGGGGCTGCTGCTACAGAAGCGTCGGCTGATCCGTTGCAAGTCGTATCGTGCCCATCGGTGCGGACGTGATAGGTTGCGGCATAACAACTGCCAACACACAGCAAAAATAAAAGGAACGATATACTGATAACTCGTCTCATGTTATGGTCCCACGCTGATATATGCGCTAATTGGAGCTTTGACACCATCATCCGCCCAGCCAGTGCCAAGGGTTGCAGGCGGGGAGCCTACCGTGCCGCCGTCCTTATAATACCGGCTGACAGCCGAACCCCTTTTGGATGCCATCTGGGCATCACATATAGTGTAGACCCAATATCCCGTAGCATTTACGACGCTTCCGCTTACGCCGGTAGAACTGGACCTCCACTCAGAGCCAGTTCCAGAAGATATCCCCGTCACTCCACCTACCAGCGCGTCCGCACTATCCGGAGCGGCACCAGCCCTGGAATAGATATAGACATCACAACTGCCGGTCCCGGAATTGTCATAGTACCAATAGGCTGTGTTTAGATTCCCGGTACAATCAGATGTGGCAGCATACAAGTACATACGGTGGGCTATCATGGACAAAGCCGTTGCGCCTACATCCCTGGTTCCGACCTCTTTTGTGCTAGGGTCGCACGATGCCGCTCCACCGCCCTTGCCCAACCCCGGCCCCGGCCAAAAACCTGAACCGGCAAAGGCGAAACAGGGGAATAGGCAGAGAATAAGTGCAAGGGTTAATCGTCTCATCTTAGCACCTGCCAGTTCAGTGTAACCGCCCCCGGAGTGATTGCTCCAGCGGTGTTATTGACCACGAGGAAATTTACGTTGTCAGCGGTGGGGTAGTATAAAATTGTCAACATCCCATTGGCGGATGGAGCGTATCCAGTTACACCATGCACATCGGCGTTTGGATTGCAGTTAATGACATCGGTGGATAGTACACCAGGTGCCGATGTAGTGACCACGGTCGCATGATTTCCGGAAGCTATTTCGGCAGTATTAAGGGCGGAAGTGCCCTTGGCGATGGTCTGTGTCTGCGTAATCGCGCCAGTCCCGTCACCGATGGTCAGGGCCTTATTGGTCGTGTTGTAGTAAGCCTGGGCAGCCGTAGTCGGTGCAGCATCGGTCCCGTTGGGTAAAGTGAGGCTCGAAAAAGTCTGTCTGAGCAGCCAGCGTCCGTTGCCCGCATTATCATCAGGGGCGATCACATCCGGGCTGGATTCAGCCGCCGCACTGGTCGAGTCGTAAATATGGATATACCAAGCCCCATCCGTCTTGGCAGTTATCGCAAAAACCCCGGTTGCAAGTGCGGCTACTGGGATGGAATCGAGTGCGCCCGCAGCTCCCCCGGTAAGAGCGGACATGACGTAGTGTTTTGGACCGGAGGCGGTTGTTAGGCCCGTAGTCCCTACAGCAATGGACTCAAATACAGCGGCGTGCCCTCCGAGCAGATACGCGGCTATGGCCTGGGCAACCCGCTGGGCCGTCCATGATTTAACCGTTGTGGAAGTGCCCGCCTCGGCATCGGCTTGAGAGACCGTGGCCGGTACGGAACCGGAACTCGGGGCAGCAGGAACGCTGGACCCGGCATTAAGATACGCCGCAAAGACCAGGCATCCGGTGAGCAGACAAATCGAAACGACTATTTTTTTCACGGGGCTACCTCCACATGAATAGGCGAACGGTTGCCTGAGCTGAGGGCGCCGTGGTGTTGGCGACTTTAATTGTGATCGGCCGGCCGTCATAGGGCCAGACATCTTCCTTGCCGTTAACCTTGGGCCGTATGCGGGCGCGTAGCGTTGCGGATAAGTCCTTCAAAGCATCCTCGAAAATATCTCCGCTGGCGTCCTCGATCGTGATGTCATAATCGGCTGTCGGGCTGTCGGTCCCCGGAATTATCTCCGCCATGTAAAAGGACTTTCCGGCCATCCACTGGCGGTCGGCTGCGGGAATAACCAGATCCGGAACAGCACCATTCGCGGCATCACCAATGAACACCCATTCAATCGTGCCAAATGGACTACCGCCGTTTTCCTTTACGTTATTAATCACCGATTCCGACCATGATCCGGCCATTTTCTATCCTTTCGTTTAAGGCTCTCCTGGTTTCACAGAAAAAGGCGGACCTCGGTCCGCCTTTTTTAATTAAAACAGGATTTATGTCTAGAGCAGCGCCGCGACGTAAGCGCCTTCGGTCCTGGGAGTGTAGAGCACCGTCGCCTTGAATGTCCCGGAAGCCTGGCTTGCATCTGAGGCCAGAATTCCGATGGAGCCAATAAACCCTACACCGCCGACCAGATGCCCGGAAGTAGGGAGAACATCAGAGAGCCCCGGAGAATCGGTAATCACGGCCGCCGTTGCTACCGCCCCGCCCTTCCATACGACTCGCCCTCCTTGCCCCAGACTCGTGATGGCCGCGCATTTAGCGCACATCGGATTAACCGCAATCGAGGGCGTCGTAAACGTACAGTTAAACGCTACCTGGGTAGCATGCGCCGAACAGTCCGTGATGATTTCGAGATAGAGTTCATGCACCAGAACCAGGCCATAGACACCAAACAGCTCCGTCTGCGTCCCACCGGTAAGCAGATAGGTCGCATTTGCCAGCGCCCCGGTATGCACCGCGATTCCGTTTTTTATGTCAGCGATTCGCGCAATAGTGCTCGGGTTGTAATTCATGATTTCATCCTTTCGGGATGAGGGCGGCCATCATTCCGGGCCGCCCCGGTTTGATTATTTGAGCGCGGTTGCCGACCGGTTTCCGGTATAGCGCGGCGCCAGAATGGCGACACCGTGAAGGATTCCCGCCGTAGCCGCCACGGTTGCAGTCAGCCAGTTATGGCCGTTTGCCGTATCCATGTCGATAGTGTCTACTTCGAGCACTACCATTTTCGTTGTGCAGGTCAGTGCGACAGTCGGCGATCCAGAGGTTGTCTTCGCAGTGGCAGCCAATACATCACATGATGTAGCACTTCCCGCCGTAGCCGTGCCGATTGCCGCTCCGCCCATCGCGTACTTAAAAGGGACGGCAGTGGTTTTGGCCCCTTCCGTCAAACCACTATTGACGGAGAAGGTCCCGTCTCCCGTAAACGCCCCGCAAGTAAAAATGAAGGTGGCCTTGCGGAACTTGCTCATATCGATGCTGTCGCAGTCGGTTGAAGCTCCGATATTCGCGCTCGTGATAATCGGAACAATTTTAAAATGTTCGGGGAATTTCATCTCATCTGCTCCTTATCTGGCCGCAAGCGCCACGAAAGGCGAAATAGTGTTGTTGCCCTTATAGGGCGTAAGCGCCGATTTATCCTTGGGCTGGCCATTCATGCGCCACATGAACCTGAAGCACATTTCATCATAGAGGAAACGGACATGCATGGACTGCTGAGCGTCCATTCCGCCCTTTTTGATGAGGATATACTGGGAGAGGTTCATGAGTGTGATATCACCAAGATCCCCCGGCGCGGAAGCGTGCTCAATCGGGACCACCGGCAAACCGAGAAGCGTCCCGTAGGGAGCTACGTTTAGCCCTCCGGGCGGCGTGTAGACCAGCTGCCCGCCAGTGCCAACAGCTATGGACATAGTCTGAAGCTGCGGCAAGAGTTCCTGATTGATGTACCACTCGGCCCCGGAGATATAACGGGCGTTGAGCCTGGAGTGCATTTTGATGATATTTTCCGCCACGACTGTATCAGCGGTCTGCCCGGTTTCCTTTGCCTGGGATACCAGGACTCCGGAATTGAGAATACCGAGACACTGACCGGCGCCAGACCCGCGAAGAATCTCGTCGTCAATAACGAACGCCCCCTCTTCCTCGAAGGCCATCGATATCATGGCGCCGAGAGAGGACGCATCGCGAAGCGCCCGGCCCGTGACATAGGTTATGGCCATAAGATCTTCGAGATCACAGGCCCATTTCCCGAGCTTTATTTTGCTCGCCGTAACCGTATCGGCTTCAGCGCGGCGGTAGACCCTCACCCCACCCCAGCGCGATCCGGTTGCCCGTGAGGTTTCATCGACATAGGGGGCCTCCAGGCCGTCCGCGCCTTCGCCTATGGTGATGTCGCGACACTTGGGCGCGAGTTTGGCGGCGTTCATGGCTTTATCCATCAGAGCGGTCGTGAAATCCTTCTGGACCAGAAATCCGCCGTCGCTCGGAACCCCGGTACTCTGGCCGGATGCCGCCGCCTGCACCTTCATGAGACGGTCCTTGGCATCTTGGGGCTTGACCCCCTCGACCTTCCCGGACATTACCGCCGCAACATCGAGGAGCTGCTGGCCGAGATTGAGATAAATAGGAGGCTCGGAGATTTCGATTCTCGGAGCGGGATCGCGCCCCGTAGCGGCATGGACTTCTTTCGCGGTCAGATCCATGATCTTCTGATGCCTCTCAATCTCGGCGTCCAGGTGGTCAATGTCCGAAATCAAGGCGTCATACTGGTTGTTGATTTCGACGGTCCAGGCGTCTCCCGTGTTTTTTTCCACGAGATTCCGGGCCTCCGCTGCCTTAACCTTACGCAATTCGCGCAACTCTTTGAGAGTCATGCTTTTCAGTCCTTTCCGAAGAACAACTTTTAGGAAGAAACCCGCTCGATATGTGCCAAGCGGCGCTCTATACTCGCTCGATCACATCGATACGGCTCCACTTCCCGCACACTCATCGGCTCGTCTTTCGTCACAATCCGAAGAGGCTCGGGAATTTCACCGTAGATGCTCAGATCGAAACTGTTTTGCACTTTCTTGTCTGGTTCAAGGATCGAATCGCAAAAGCCCTTATCTTTGGCCGTTTTAGCGTCGATATAAGTAGTTTTTTTCATCATTTCCATGATTTCAGGCGTTCCGAGCCCGGTCTTTCTGACGTAATCCTGGGCTAAAGACTCGTTCATTTGTGCGAGTTTGGCCGCCATATCAACCATATCGTCATCATTTCCAACGCACGCCCCCCAAGCTTTGTGAATCATCATGAAGGCGTTAACGGACATTTCGACCTCTGATGCGTACATAACCAGAGCGGATGCCGCAGAAGCCGCGAGAGAATCCACATGGGCTATAATCTTACCGGGATGCTGCATTATGGCAGTTTGCATGGCCTTGGCCTGAAATACGTTTCCCCCCGGAGAGTTAACCCTCAAATGAACTACCGGAGCATCCCGGCACTCATGCAAAGCCGCCATAAATTCCAAATCGGAAACACCAACAACTTCATCGGTTTCCCAATTGTAGCCCTTTCCGATAATCGTATAGAGATAGATGGTGGGCTCTGTACTATCCGCATCGAGCCTGAAGAAACCCCCAGCCCGAGCATTAGCGCTAATCAGCTGTTGCAGACGATTTATCATTTGGTAATCCTCCGACAGTGGGCTTCTGAAGCTCCCCAATTTCGGGTTTTGGGGACCGGCCCTCATCGATTCGCATTTCCTCGACGGTCAAAATACCGGGCTCTTGAGAGTTCCCTCGCATGACTCTGTAGTATTCAGCGCGTGTCTTTGTGTCGCCGCGGGTAAGTTCTGATTCATCAAACTCAGCGAAAAAACGGCCGGTATTAAAAAGTTTGCGCTCCAGTTCCTGCTCGATATCCGAAAAATGGTCGTTAAGCGTAAACATCACGAACCAGCGGCCCATTTGTTCAACCCCGGTCCCCCAAGATGAGGTTTTCTCCGATTCGCCCACCATCACAGGGGGAACCCCAAACCACCGGCACTGATCGATAACCGAATATTGACGGGCTTCGAGTGCTTGAGCGTCTCTGGCGCTCATGGAAACCTGAGAAATATCCCCACCCTCGGAGAGGATAAGTGGAATATCGTACTGATTTCCATGGGATTGGCGCTTCGCAAGATAGGCGTTTGTGATTAGCTCGGCCGCATCCTTCCCGACCTTTGTGGGGTATTTGAGTACTACGTTATATTGAGCCCCTTGGCCGTAGAATTTCGCCCCATGACCTTCCTGGGCGAGCGCCAATCCGATGTTTTGAGTGGCCGCGCGCACCGTGGAAAGACCTTGTTTTCCATCCCATCCGAGATTCGGAAAATGGAGCATGTCCGACTGATCGAAAATTTCGAATTTTCCATTATCCCAAACCACATAGTAATAAAGCCGGAAAGGGTCTACCCCCAGCTTTACATCAAGCCCAAGTTCCCACGCCTGGTACGGCGTCACACGAGCCGGGTTAATCGGTATTAGCGAATCCGGGCGTATGATGGCGTAGGCATTTCCGCTTAGCAGTTTGTGCTGAATTATGAATTTCCAAAACATAGAAGCGGTCACTGAAGCACATGGCTGGAGCCGAAGCTGCGCCGCCCGCGGATGGTCCCAAGCAAGCTTTCGCTCCCCCTTGATCCCGTATCGGCCCTTGTAAGTCAGGCAAGGAGAACTAGAAATCGAAGACCCGATCAATCGGACACATGCAAAAACGGTGGACGAGCGCATAGCGCTTTCAGAAGTAACAACCGGACCCGCTAAGCTCTGAAAATGATGGCCGAACAGTTCCACCCAGTTACTGAAAGCCGCGTCAGTGGGGGCTTGGTTCTTAAATTCCATCAATTCAGTTCTTAGCGCTTCGATTTCGCGCTTTCTGCGTCCAAAAGGCCACATTAGAGCAGCAACACTCCTTCCTTTACCTCATTGCCTTCACCCAATATCGCCCTCGAAAGCGCCATAATTATCGCCACCGGACCGTCTATCTTGGCCTCTTCCCGCTCTTTATTCGGGTAGATGTTGTCTTTTTTATCGACCCGAGCCAGTACATTGCTCATCATCCAGGTCAAAACCGGGTCTCCGTTATGGTGAAAACGGCCGGACAGCACGAGTTTTTCCAGCTCTTTCATTGGCTCGGAAAAGTTCTTGACCGTGGCCCCAACTTCGACCATCGGAAAACCCTCTTCGAGCATTTCAACCGAGAGTTGCGTCGCCTGGAAAGGATCATAGGGAACCTCGACTACCTCAAACTCCGATTTAAAGTCCCGCATATCGTCTTTGATGTAGCCGTAGTCGATCACGTTTCCGGGTGTAAGGGTGATCCACCCCTCTGCCGCCCATCCTGCATAATGCGCTTTGTCTTCGGGCTCGGCGGCCTCTTCAGGCAGGTAGTGACTGCAAAAAGCGGCGTAATGATCCGAACCGTCCTCCTCGTCCTGCCATTTAAAGAGCCTAACGAGTTCCGCGATATCGATTTTGCTGGCAAGATCGAGCGACATCCAGCATCGCCGCCCCTTAAAATTTTCAGGCTTAAGATTCGGATCTACGCATTTACGCCAGGCAATCATGTTCATCCAGGCCGTAGCGGCATTCATCCACTGATTTAAATGCTTGCAGCGGATTATGTTTTGCCTAGACGCGCGCTGAAGCGCTTCCCGGTGCCGGGATCTTAAGAAGTCCTCGAAAACGCTCACGCCATAATTCGGATTGGCCTTGATCCAGTTTTTAAAATCCGACCAGTCGTCTTCGGGCTTTACGATGGCCCCGGTTGAGTCTTTTTCAGCCTCGTCGAGCGTGTATATGACGCCGAAAATGTCATCGTTTTCAAAGACGCCGAGAAGCGTTTTGCAAACCTGGGCGCGCTTATCGTAGCAAGGCCCGGCCAAGTTGCTTCCGGCCGTTGTGATTATGAGGCTCAGTGGCTGGGTACGAGCGCCCATGCCGGTTATCATCGTGTCGTATTGCTCGGGCGATTTGTGCTCGTGAAATTCATCAGTGATGGAGCAATGCGGACTCGCTCCGTCTCCTGGGTTACCAACAATCGGCTCGAATTTTGCCGCCGTGTCCAGGATTGAAAGATTCGACGCGCTGACCGTTACCCCGTAATGAGCCTGAAATTCTTCGTCCTTTTTTGCCATGAGCCGCGCCGGGCGGAAAACTTCCCATGCTTGTTTCTCTGTTGTGGCGCCGGAATAAACCTCCGCGCCCGGTTCACCGTCTTCGGTGAGCATGTAAAGCCCGATACCAGCGGCTATTGTGCTTTTTGCGTTTTTCCTGGGGACCTCGAGATAGGCTTCGCGGAATCGCCGGCATCCATCCGATTTCCGGACCCAGCCGAAAACACTACAAGTGAAAAACTTCTGCCAGGACTCCAGTTGGATCGTGGTTCCTGCCCACTTGCCCTTTATGTGAGTCAGGTTTTCGATGAACCGGCAAACCTTTTCGGCTTTCTTGCGGTCGAACCGAAAAGGGAAATCTTTATTTTGCCCTTTTACGAGGTCGTCAAGGTGCCGCTGGCAGGCCAGCCGAACCCACTTACCGGCCGGGATAACGCCGGATACAACGTCTTGCGCGTATTTTAGCGCCGCATCGCAATGGGCGAACTTAGACAAGCGCCCCCCACTTGTTGGATTTGCTCTTATCCTTTCCGGAGATTCTGGATCTGCTTGATGGATCAAGACCGAAAGAAGACGCGAGTGCTCGCATCTGTGCGATTCTACTGGCCGTCATTGGCGGGCATTTGCCCCTGATCGAATTTACCCATTCTGCAAACAGACAGCAGTAAACGGCAAGCATGGATCCGTCTATCGGGGTGATGACCCCCGTTTGGCCGAAAAGAGCTATCACACGGTCCCACTCTTTTTTTGCTTCGCCTTTAAGCCACTTCGGGCGCTCCGGGATTCCCGGCTCAACCTTTGGCTCGTTTTTATTTAAAGGCCGATGTCCAGGATTGCCTTGAATCACCTTCAATGCTGTTGGAGTTGGTTTTCGGCCTCGAATGCCCATATTAAAAAATCCAGGATTTTAAATCGCGTCCGTAAGAAAATGGCTGGGCGCCCGGTCGTTCTTAAGGAGTTCCAGAGATTTAGGCCCCCCTCTCCTTATTGCCAAAGCCCCCATCATATTTATTTGTCTTAATCGAGTGGCACGAGCCGCACCTGCCCGCCCAATTAGATTTGTCCCAAAACAGAATCATGTCGCCCTTATGAGGGCGTATGTGATCCACCTGTACTGCTGCCTTGCCACAATCAACACAGTCTGGATGCTGTCTTAGATACTCGGCGCTTTCCTTTCGCCATCTACCGTCATACCCACGCTTTGTGCTACTCAACCTGCCTGCATCAGACTGTCTGCGTAACTGCTTGGCATGGGCATCACATCTACTCTGCCCACGAGGTACGCGCGCACTGCATCCAGGATGCCCACATGCATGGGGCGGGGCAGAAGGCATCGCATTCCTTTTATCGATGACCGCTATAAGATGATCTTCTTGGGCGCTTGCTAGATCCTTTCGAATCGCGCCGCGCACACTACATCTTCTTTCCAACGATGATCCCGCCGAGTCCACCCGCGCACCCTGTAACGATTGGGATTCCATCTTTGCCGAGACAGGCCATCGCTACCACGGCAATAAGGATCAACCCGGCTATGGCAAGCGGCTCTCTGATCTCTTGCAGAATGCTGCTCATCGCTTTTCTTTCCCTGCCCAAAATGCAGACTTACCCCAATCAGCAACAGCCTTATAATAAGCAAAGGCCGCCTCTCGACATGCTACCCGCTGCACTCGATCAACGATGCCGTTCTCAATGCAGTGTTCATCTACTGCCGCGAGCAGGTTGAATAGAAAGATCCGATCAGCCAGCCGCTTATCGTCCTCATCCTCACCGAACGCGTAACAGGCATCATGCCCGGAACAAGCAGGAAAGAAGTCAACTCCCAAGATCGAATCGGGAATGAGTTTAACCTTCATTGATGCAGGACCGCAGCCGTTTGACAGATCCGCGAGTTGCTCAGGCAAGAGGCTCGCTATCACGTTTGGCATCAGGATGCCTTGCCGATTTAGCGAAATGCCCCGGAAGGTATCACTCATGGGATCACCATCAGAGTCACAGTCACAATCGTCGGAAGGGCTTTAAATAAAGCCAGTCCGAGTTCAGGCCAAAAGCCTTTCCACCCGGAAGGCTCGCATCCTTCAGGTCACTTCGTGGCAGTGCCCGCGCCGGCACAGGTAATGCTTAGCGCCATTTGCGCCCCGAATCTAGCATCAGACCAATATGAGATGGCATCTTGATCAAGGTCGCCGCCGGCTTTTAGACGGGCCAGCATTTCATTCGATTTTTCGACAAGAGCGTTTGCGGCATCACAATCAACCTGTTTTGCTGCCGTCTTCTGCTCGATTGTCGCGTCTTTAGGGAGTTGCAGGGTCGCGCATCCGGAAAGCAAACCAAGAAAGATAAAAGCCACAAAAAGCTGTCTCATAAATCACCTCGTTACGGTTTTTGACTGCTGGTCGATATGCTTGGTTACCTGCTCGCATATATCGTTGAGTTTGCCCGCATTAACGACAACTTGCTGCCTGAGATCCACATAAGACGCTAAAAAAAGAAGGATGAGAGGGATCAGCACGAACCCGAGCTTTACAACCCAGCCTAAATTTACGGAGATTTTTGTGAGCGTTTCGAGCAGGGCGCAATGAGCGTCGCAGACGTTAGCCGATTCAATCGGTTTTAACGCCTTCATGCTATCGCTCTCCTGATCCACCCTTTTAGGTATTTCGGTTTATTGAGCGCCGCATAATGCTCCACGGCCGCGAGTTTATAGAGCGCTAGAAGTAGTTCGGGCGTCGAAAACCTGATACGGGAGAGAGTTTTAGGGCCAATTACGCCGTCAACTGCGATGGCCATGCTTTTTGGGAGCGTGGCGTTTATCGCTGATTGCAGAAGCTTAAAAGCGGGTTTGGGCCCCATGTTTACGGCGAGACTAAAACATTTAGCCGCTATTTTGGGATCAGGGATTATCCCCAGGTTGTGTTTCCGCCACCAATCCCTGTAATAAATCTCGATAGCCTGTTCCTGAGTCAGGTTTCGGATATCAAGGGTTGGATAGGATCTTTGAGAAATGCCGTATTTCGTGAGCCCGCCAGGATCATCAGGGTCGTTAGATAGCCCGCCCTCAAAACTTAGGACCTGGCCAACAGCCGCGATAAACGCAGTTTCGTATTGAGGCACGCTTGACCCCCTCAGAAATAGAAAAGCCGCCCATTTCTGAGCGGCTTTCAGCCCCGGAAAAACCTCGCTGTCCCTTAGTGGCAGTTTTCGCAGTCTAGTAAAGCATGGGCCTTTTTCTGTCTAATTGCAAGTGGACAAATTAGGACAAATTCGGACATTCAGAGCAAGGTATCATTACTGCGCCACCTTTACCCCCTGGCTGCGCACATTTTATTTTCCCTGACGCTATCCAGCGGCGCACCGTTTTTTCGTTTACACCCAGACTGATAGCCATATCTTTGATGGTGTAGTATTTCACACCAACCCCCGCCTTTTGCACTCCATCCGCAGAAGGAACCACGCCAAGCTTAGCCTCTTTTCGCTCTGCTGCCCTGATAGCCTTTTCTGTACGAGATAGTTTGCCCATCCTTCCGCCCCCGCAAAATGAGCCATGACAATTAGCCCCTGGTCGCCCGGATCCAGTTTCCGGAACGCGACTTCGAATTCATCGAGTACCGGATTTTCACGGCTCCCGGTTGCCCGCTCCAGATTGAATGACGCCTGCAGCGGAATAAAATGGCCGTGGCCGTCATACGATCCGTGATGCCATCTACCGAGAGCATCTCGAATCCAGACAAAGCCGGCATCCGGGATAAAAAGCCCCCGCCCGTTAACCCGAATGCTCTCTCGTTCGCACCAACGCTCCAGGAGCCAGATGAGCCGATGCATCTATCGCGCGATCTCAATTACCGGCTTTTCCTCCCGCTTTTCCGGCATGATCGTTGCCATCTGCTGGAAATTCTGCACCTGGCCGCAGTCCTTACAGGCGTAAAGCTGGGTTATCAGGAGATCATTGCCTTGAGTGGCAAACCTTAAAACTTCCGGCACCGCGAAAAACTTGAACTCAGGCTCGAAAGCTTCGCATTTGCAGATATGGCAAACCCGTTTCGGTAGATCCTCGATGTTTAACTGGACCTGCTGACCTTTTGGGGGTGCCATACCATTTCGAGCTGCTATTGCCATCGGATTAGTTTTGTGTTCGCCCATTTGCATCCTCCCTCGTTTTAAATAAAATCCGTTCGTGTCGATACGAATTCCTGCTCCGCCCATGCGGCGACATGCACGGCATCAGCCTCGTTATCATCAACCGGAGGCCGGCCGAGAATACGCGCCGCTGCCTTTATCATCTGCCCCTTTTCAGTTCGTCCCGAGCCGCATGCATGCTTTTTGAGAGTGGCTGTATGCACTGTAGCGATTTCTACATTCCATAAGGCGCATACCTCTTGCACCACTGAAACCATTCCGAGCAGGAGCTCAGTCGCATGCCCGCCTCTATGGTGAGGCTGCTCATACACTACTATTCCAAAGCGGGGAACGGGTTTATGGGGATTGACTGCTGCAGCGATTTTAGTTGCTAAAGCCTTTTCAGCCTGCTCTCTTTTAACTTCTCCGAGCCATGGCCATATCAATTCCAAGGTTTTTCTTACACGTTCCACCCCGCTTACCTTCCAAGCGTAGCACCCCTTCCGCTTTGGATTTCCGTCTCTTCCTTCTGAGTACGGACCGCAAATCACACCCACTCCGATGGCTTCCTGGAATCGCTTAAGTACTCGGGTATCCGTTTGAGCTATCCCCATTTGCACGGATTGGTAATCGTATTTTTTCGTTTCGCCGCTCTTTAGCTTCTCTTTCACACTTTGTTGATAAGTCCCTGTAGATCCCTCTCCGTCAAATAGCCCCGCTGCCCAGGCTAGTTTCTCTCTCTGCTTTGAATCGTTGTTTAGGGCGTTAGAATTAAGCAGCATACTTTCAAACCACTTGCGAAACTTCAGAAACAGCAGGCCGTTTGACTCCCCCCGTTTTTTAGTGAAGTCCTGCATGCCCGAGGCAACCACTTTCCCATTTGCCCGAAGGCACCAGCCGGTTTTTTGTGCAAGGTCTAATCCGAGAATCATTCTTTGCCTATCCTCTCGCCTGCTTAGTGGGGGGTTTGCGAGATATTTATACCCCTTAAGGGGTATATATCTCGCACCCCACCTCGCAAATCTCGCAAGAATCTCGCAGTTTCTAAACTGCTGATATTTCTGCCTATTCCAACTATCATTTTTGCAATCTCGCATAATCTCGCAGAAATCTCGCATTCAAATCTCGCATAGCCAATCTCGCATAATCTCGCAAGAATCTCGCAGCTTCTAAACTGTTGATATATCTGCCTATTCCAACCTCCATTTTTGCAATCTCGCATAATCTCGCAGAAATCTCGCATTCAAATCTCGCAAGAATCTCGCAAGAATCTCGCAAGAATCCCAACCCATTGAATGTGCTCCAATTTTTCCTTTGCTTGCAGGATTGTAGGGTTAATCTCGCGAATCTTGCAGGAATCTCGCAGATGCCCTTTTCCATTAATCATCTCTTTCGAAATCAGCGGGGTAGAGGCCGTTACCCCGGTATTTACCTTTGACCCTCACCACTTTGCCGGATGCAATCAGACAGTCCAAAACGGATTTCAAGAGCGCCTTGTCTATGGGCTTTCCATTGGTCGAAAACCGGCTCAAACTGTTAAAGATATTGTTCCCGTGATTTCGCGAATCCCCGAAGGGCATCTCTTCTTTTGCCGCCTCTTCCAAAGCTTTAAGGATCACTTCCTCGTGCGTGTCAGCGGCTTCCCTCAGTGCCTCGGCCTCATTTATCACTACGAAAACGCCGGCCTGCCAGCAAAGGGTTATGGTGTCACCGGATCGGGCGTAGTTGCTTTTGACCCGAGTGAGTATGCGGACGTCAGACAAAACTTTATGGCTGGTCAGGGTGATCCTGTTTCTGACCGCATTATTCCACGCCGTGGATCCGCTAAGGTTGTCCTCGGCGGCCATGCCGGAGCGGGAAGGGTGCGCCAACATCAAGATTGTCGTTTCATACTTGGCGCACAGGCCGCGAAGCACGTTTTTAATGAACCGGTTCGCCTGGTTGCGAATGTTTTCGTTACCATCGAACATATCAGCCAGGGTATCGAGGATCAGGAATTTAGGGCCTTCCGGCATTTCTTCGAGAAAGGAAACCAGCAGATCATAAAACGGGCCTTTGACAAGTCGGCCCTCTCCGCTCGCCTTTGCCAGGATGTAGTTTTCCGAAGGGAAGGCGAAGATCCGGAAATATGATTCTTCTTTTGGTGGGGAGCTGTACGCCTTTCTGATAGCTGATAGCCGGCGATGCACTTCGTCTCGATCATCCTCCGCCAGAGCGGCAAAAACAGGCATCTTGGCTGTTAGGAGCCCGAGAAAAGGAAGGCCGCGGGAAACACAGAAACCGAGTTGCTCGGCGAGAAGTGTCTTACCTTGGCCCCCATCGCCGTAGAGGCTCGAGACCTCGCCCTGGGGCAACCAATCCTGCACAATCCATTTCCGGGCCGGGGGCTCGCCGTCCAGCTCGTAATCAAAGAAAGGTACCGGCCTATCAGCCGGCTTTTCTTCCTCGATCACGGTAAACATCTCAGTTATGGCTTCAGGCGAAATCGCCCCGGCCTGTCCTCGGGCGTATTGGTATGCATGTCCGACTTTGGCCTGTAGCTCTTCGAAGTTCCAGGGCGGCAGGCACCGATCATTCCACTCATCGGCCAGGATCTCCGTGCAGGTATCTTCGGACACCCCGAGATCTCGCATCTTGCAGGCTACCCGGTAGGCGTTATCGTCTCCACCTTGGCCCTCGATGGAGGGCTCGGCAATTTTGGCATATTTTATTGCGGCAATAATGGCCGAGGGGGTGTCCAGCTCGCAAGCTGGGACATCGGCGCGCGGTGTCTTTTGCCTTGGTGCTTCAGCGTACTCGTAGACCCAGAGGGGAAGGGCGGCCTCCATATCAAAACTCCAGCCAGTTATAGGCGCCGTTTTCGGTTTTACTGCCGGGGAGCACGACATACCCGCCACTCGACTTGATATCGATTCCGGGGCCGAGCTTATCGGTTCCGCTTGAGCAAAGGCCGGTAAAGTAGTAGTGATACCCGCCTGAAGGGGTTATGGCCATTCGGCATTGAGGGAGTGGGCCGTATTTGGCTTCCAGGGCGGCCAGGGTTTCGCGGCCGGGCTTGCCGTCTTTTATATCTACGTCGATTACCACCAGATTTGAGGGCCCGCAAGCCACGCCCCAATTACAGTTTTTATACTTCTCACCCCATTTCCGGATCTGTTCCGGGTCGCTTGAGGCGATGTTTTCCCAGTCTTTAAAAATCGGGGGTTTTTTCTGCATTGTCTTAATGGGGAAGATCTTCCAACCTCGTTTTGCCGCTTCGATTGCCTCGTTCATACAGCCCCTTTTATTGCCTCTAAGAACGCCTTGATGAATTCCGCCGCGAGTTCCGGCACGATTGCATTGCCCGCACCCCGGAGTAGCCCCACTCTACCGGGTACCCCATGAGCCACAGGGAAAAGAAGGGATTCAACCGGTATCCTTCTTGTTTTTCCGTCCCGGCAGAGGATTGGTCGGGAGTCAGACCAAGGATTTGCCGGGATAATGGTCTGCCCTTGGTACCGTATTGCTCCGAATCCGTTTTCTGCCCCTGGTCGGATCTCCAATCCCGGCTGGCGCATGTCGCCCACCCCGCCAGACCCTGTACTTGACGGCCTAGGTAGTCGGTAGTTCTCCCCGTCGCCGTCCTGCTCGGCCTGTAGAAATCGGTTTCTGGCTCCATCGCTTGCGGGGTAGTCCAACCCGCCAGATTTGCATCCGCACTCAGTGACCCGCCTGCCTGATTCGGCCCGCCGTTGCTCCCGTCCGTTGCGCGGGAAGAGTTCCAGCCGACAAACTTGGCCGCGTGTTCCAAGCTTGCCGTGTGCTTCTTGCCGTCCAGCGTCCGCCCCGTAGCGTCCATTTTTTCTATCGATACCGACCTGCCGCCTGACGGAGTGTTTGGGCTCGGCCAGCCTGTCAAGTTCCCTGCTCCCGCAAGCCCCGCTCCGACTACAGGTTTTCCCCTTTTCTCCGCATCGTTCACAATCGGGGTATTCCATCCCGACCGCTCCCCAGTACAGCCTTTGCCTGATGTGCGGCGCTGAGACGCCCGCAGCGCACAAATCGGCGGCCCCGACTGCATATCCCATTGCTTCCAAGTCAGCGCGTACTCCGGAGAGCCATAACCTTCCAGCCTTTGACGCAACCTGCTCTCCAAAGACAATTGGAGGTCTGCACTCGTCAATGAGCCGCCGAAATTCAGGCCACAAGTGCCGCTCGTCGGCTTCTCCCCTGCCTTTCCCGGCACAACTGAAGGGTTGACAAGGGCATGATCCAGTCCAAACCGGAATATATGGAGGCCAGTCGGCAAGGCGTAAAGCTTCAATCCAGCCTCCTATGCCGGCGAAAAAATGTGCTTGCCTGTACCCGGCAACATCTTCCGGCTGTACGTCGAGGATGGATCGAAGGTCTATATGCCCCTCGGAAATCAGTTGGTCTGTTATTAGCTCTTTTAACCAAGCGCACGACTCCGGGTTATTGTCGTTGTAGTAAATCACGTAAGCGGCATCCGAATCGTTTGCAGCATCATTGTGATATGCTTTTGCATGTGCGGAGTCAGTCTGCGCTTGCCCTCTTTGAGCTTCCACCAGGTCACGCGATTAAGGCCCGCGATTCTTGCCGCTTCGGATGGTCCGCCTACCCGTTTTTCAATCTCGGTGAAATCTTCTTTCGAAATTGCGTTGCCCTTGGCAACATATTTGAGATTCACGTTAGGATCTCCGAGTATAGGTGCCTGTTTTATCCGTATCCCGTTTGACCCCTTTCCCGCTGCATTCGCGCTCGAAGACTCCGTGTTGTTCGAGGCAGGCCACACCGGTAGCTACAACCTGCAGTATCTCTCTCAGAGCTTCTTGCTTGCCGCCGTTGTGCACCCAGGCTTCAAATGCTTCATCAAGCTCGGATTTCATTATTAGTAGCCAGCCAGGGACATCGTGAGGATGATCTTTTATGGTGCCCCATTTTTCGTCCTGGTAACCTCTTTCGCGGCCTATGGCTGAAACCACTTCAGTTATTTCGGCCATTTATTGCCCCCTTTTTATGGGAGCAGGCGTTGCCCAGGACGCCCGCCCCCACGGTTAAAGGTTTGTACCCTGTTCTCGCCGGACGATCCGGCCAGATTCCTTTGTCTCGCGCCCCACTATGACCGCACATTGGGGACAATAAGTGGCCTTTTTGCCCATAAAATACCTTTTGCACCGGGCACAGAGGATTCGGTGCCGTGCAATCTTTTTCCCTCTGCCGCCATATTTGTACCGTTTATGCCGTTCATTGTTGCACTTCCTGCAAAGACTTTTGTTTCCGGGTGAAAACAGATTCACATCGAGCGGCCCGCAGTTGCGGCAGGTCCAGGTAGTCTCGATCATTTCTGGAGACTTTCGGCCATCATGCGCATTTGCTTTTGCTCTTCGGTCAGATCCGGGGGATTGCCGCCACGCAGTAGACCGATAATTACCGCCCCGATCAGAACACCGGTGAAAATTCCAGCTAAGTAGACCACCATTATCCACCTCCTGTTAAGTGGGCGACGTGGTTAGTAATACCAATATATTACTGACATCCACTTCACCGTCTCCTAAACTGTCCACTAGTTCAGGATGAGCGAGAATTTGAGGTATGCTGAGCAGGACACATGCTCGTAAAACTTTAGACTTCTCTTTATCCAGCTTGAGGACAACTTTGGATATGAGGCTTTCCAGCGGTTCCGAAGATTTGAAATTTATCGGTCGATCAACTTTCATTCATTTCTCCCTGAGCAATTCCGTATTCCTCGAATCTCTCCCTTACCGCCAGTTCCGCCGGAATCTCGAGTTTGTGCATCACTCGGAAAGATTCCAGGGTCCAGTGCGGCTCGATTCCATATTGCTGTTTTGCGATTTTGGTGCAGGCGTGGGTGTACTCGGCAAGTTCCATACGGGTTCCCCCTCCAGGTCCGTAAGGTTTCAATGCAAGTGGTTCTCCCCATTTCATCCGGCCCGCCTAAGCCCCTCCGGCGGGGGTGCTCCGCGCACGCCTATAACTCCCGCTTCCCTAAGCGGGTCGGATCAAATGGAGTTTTTGGTCTTCGGGGTTTAATCGCTCTCTCGCGGGAAGGCCCGGAAGGCCCTCCAGTGAAAGGGGGATTAGAGGAGTGGAGCCGGTCTTCTCAAGGCATGCGGCGGTGCCCGATACTGGTTTCCGGCCCCTAGCTGGAGACATGCCCGCCTTTACGGTTGCGCCTGGCGGGAAGGCTGAGGAAAGATCAAATAGACGAGTAACCCTCTGCTTGTGTATTTTGTTCACATTCGCTATCATCGGATGGGAACAGCTCTTCAACAGTTTTCCCGAGCGCCCCGGCTATCTGATTCTTTTCATGATCGGTGAAGGTGCGCTCTCCTAGAAGCTTCATATTCAGACTGGATACAGCTATCCCCAGACGTTTCGCGAGGTCGCGCTGAGTCATTTCGCACTCGATGAGCGCCATCTTTATGAGTTTGCCTTGGGACAGGCGTTGTGTCGGCATGAGTTGATTTCCTCTCAATTTGATTACCGAGAACATGATACACAAGTTAACTTAATTATGTCAAATTCGAAATCAAGCGAACTTTCCGACATCTTTTCTTCGCAGCTTCTAAGAGCTATGGAGGAAAAGAGACTCATCCCCGCATCTCTTTCGAGAATGATGGCGGACGCCGGTTTTTCTTTAACCGCAACAGCTATCGGCAATATGATTAACAGTGGGGCTATTCCAAATTCTGCGGTTCTATTTGGGCTATCTAAGGTGCTCGGGAAACCCATGGACTGGTTTTTCGGAAGATCAGGCGGGGCTATTAAACCCCCGGATCTGATAGTTGACATTACCCCTAAATTAAGGGCCTTTACCGCGGCATCACCCCTTTCAATGCAGCACTATATTCCAATACGACTTTTGAAAGATGGTATTGCGGCGGGCTCGCCGACGCAAATAAGCGAAAATGATATTGAGGGGTGGGTGCTTATCTATGCCTCTAGTGATTGGATGAAGCACGATCCGGAGTTTTACACCTGTGCTCATGTGCGCGGTTCCTCGATGTCTCCAATACTGGAACACGGGGATGTGATTGCTATAGACCATGCGGACAGAGTCGCTAGTGAACTCAATAATAAAATGGTTGTGTTTCGTGAATCCAATCGAGAAGATACCTGGGTAACCGTGAAGTGGCTGAGGTATATTGAAGAATCAGATTTAGTCATCGCTGATCCCGAAAACCGCCAGGAGGAAGGTTCTCGAATTTACATGAAAGCGAGTGACAGTTATGAGAGAATAGTTGGCCGCGTGGCCTGGTGGTGGGCCAAACGGTAAGGAGCGAAGAATGCCTCTGATCTTTAGGATACTCTCCATAGTATTACAGATTTTAGGTCTCTTTTTTGTTGCATTAGCTCTGTTTGTTTCTTGTCAAATCAAGTCCGGTGGCCCATTTCTATCTGTAATCCTTTTAATCGGAATAGGGCTTTTTTGCCTTGGACGCTGGATTAGTGGCCGTGGCATCTTACCGAGAATAAATTTTGGCCGGATCATCCTTGTAATGGGCATTTTCGGTCTTTTTTTCTCATTAACGATGGAGACGAGCGTTCCAAGCGCCACGGGCAATAGAATACATAATATAGGTCTTTTGAACGAACGACTTATATATCTGATTATATCCTCTTTACTTACCCTCATTGGAACCATCATTACTCTTTGGAACAGATTTCAGTTTCGAAAGCCCACAAAGCCTTGCGTCTTCTGCGCTGAGGATATCCTTCTGGCTGCTTCCATCTGCCGATTTTGCGGTAAAGACCAACCAGCAATAAAAAACTAGACTCCAAAATCCGGTTTCCGATTAGCTTTTTCATACGTTCGGGGCGCTCCGCGCCTTCGGCATTATCCAGTGTACTTTATCTTTTCTCTCGACAACTCAAGCTAACTTGTGTATCTTGTTCTCCAGCTTGAGGGCACCCGATCCTTCCGCCCTCAAAAATAAAACAAAACCAAAATAGAGAAATACCTGATCTGAGCCTATCCCGAACCGGCATGGCCAACCGGGACGGCACCGGAAAAGGACCGTAATAAAACCTCTGAATCGCTCTGCGGGGTCGCGGGATGAAGCGGGTAGCGCGGGAATGAGGGGGAAGTCGGAAAGGGGGCTTATGCAATTCGAGGTTAACTTTAATCGCCGAAACGAATGGATACCGATTTCGGAACCGGATCTTCGAAGGTCGCTCGTGATTCTTCGGATAAGTCCGAGCCTGACAATGCGGGCGATGGAACGCGGAGAAGTGGTTTACACAAAAATCGCCAATTACAGGATGCAGAGTAATGGACAGAGTAGGCCAGCTGGAATGCCCGGTCGCCAAGAACGAGGTACTGAAAAGTTTGGAAGCGCTTATTAATTCGGCGCCGCAGGGTCTTCGAAAGGCTTTTTTCCTAAAAGCGGATCGCAGTCCTTGTGAGGGGGCTTCCAGGTGCATGCAGTACCGAACATTTCGGTTCCGAGCCTGTGTTGAGTGCGATGAACGCCCGGCCCATCGCGCTTTTTTGAAATCACTTGACGGTTTCGATTTCGTTTCAATCCTGATTGCGACCACTGAACTCCGGGTGCGTCATGAGGAAAACATACTCAAGAAAATCCAAAAACGGGTGAAACAGCTTCCGCTGGAGTGTTTTCACGAATCAGTTTCTTTCCTTTAATCGTCTGGATTGAGCCATAACTATGTTATCTCCTGTTCTCAAATACTCCGCGTCCTCCAATCTTTTCGGCCTCATGAACGCTTTTTCGGTTCGCAACGAGGCTCGAAAAGCCCGCTTTGAGTGGGACGACCGGGGTTTCTGGAAAACCTCTTCTGTATTCCGGGCGCTTCGGTTCGCCCATTTTGCCGAAGGCCCGGCGGCGACAATCCTGAATCCGTATCTGCAATCCATTGAAGAATCAAAGGCCGTAAATTCGATTCTACCGATTCCGGCCCCTGAAGGTCTTGAATACATGCCGTTTCAAAAAGCCGGGATCGTCTATGCATCCAGACACCAAAACTGCCTTATAGGGGATGAGCCGGGTCTCGGAAAGACCATCCAGGCTCTCGGAGTTGCGAATTACCTGGGACTGTCGAGACTCCTGATTATCTGCCCGGCGGGCCTTCGGCTCAATTGGGCGCGTGAGATTGAGAAATGGCATCTTTATAATCCAGGTCTCGATGTCTGTCTCACCCGTCCTCGTTCAGCACTGAAAGACCGAACTATCATTACCAGCTATGACCTTTGCAACAATCTCGCATTTAGCCCCGGCCGATTCGATCTCGTGATAGTTGATGAAGGCCACTACATTAAAAATCCGGAGGCCCGGCGCACCAAAGCCGTTCTCGGCACCCGTGGAAAGCCCGGCCTGATTGACGCCGCACCTCGCAAGCTCGTTCTCACCGGGACTCCGGTACCTAATCGCGTAAACGAGATCTACCCGATTGTCCGAAAACTCGCCCCGGAAACAATCGATCATATGAATTATCGGGCATTTTTGAACTACTACGCCGTGGTGGTCCAAGGGCAGTTCGGCCAATCGATCGTAGGCGTCAGAAATGAAGACGAACTTTACATGCGTTTGCGAGCCGGATTCATGGTTCGCCGGCTAAAAAAAGACGTTCTGCAGGACCTGCCCGAAAAACAATACAAGATGGTTGTTTTTCCCGCCGATGGCGGCGCTGCTAAAGTTTTGCGCCGCGAGTCGGGTTTCTCGGCATCCGAGATTATCAGACACGGCGCGCCAGTCGGATCGGTCCTGCCCGAGATCCGAAGGGAAATGGGAATCGCCAAAGCCCCGCACGTTGTTCGCTACGTCCGGGACATGCTTGATGACGGAGTGGCGAAAATCGTCATCTACGCCCACCACAGAGACGTCATCGAAATTCTTACGCGCGGATTGGAGCAATACGGGCCGGTGGTAATTACCGGTCAGACCGCCGCCGCCCTACGACAAGCCTATGTTGATCGTTTCCAAAATAACCCTTTCACGCGAGTTTTTATCGGAAACATCATCGCCGCGGGAACCGGCATCACCTTGACGGCGAGTTCCGATATCGTGTTTGCCGAGGCGTCCTGGGTACCAGGGGAGAATGAACAGGCGGAAGATCGAATCCACCGAATAGGGCAAATACGAAACGTGCTGATTCACTATCTAGTTGTCGAAGGGTCACTTGATGCGGCGATCCTGAGAGCGGCGGCCAGGAAGCGGAGCAATATACGCAAGATACTGGATAAGGAGGGGGAGGATGCTAACCAAGTTGCTGCGGGCGGCAAAGCATGAGTGTCCGCCGGAAGGGATAAAAGTTTTATGGGGCCAGGTGCGCCGGATTGACGGCAGATACCTGGGAAAGTTTCGAATCCGGTGCAAATGCGGATGGCAGAAAACCTTCCGCGTCGCATCAAGAAAAAAGGGGCCGATCTTAACGGCAAATATCTAAATGGAGGGAAAAATGATGGAGTTACTTGAAAGACTGGTAAAGGCGCTTGAATCGATTGCCGCTTCACTCAAAGACCAAACCGAAGCCTTTTTGTCACAGGTGACGGCTCCCGCTGGAACAGAGTCACCAACCGAGACTGCAAAGCGGACCCGGAAGAAAAAAGATGAACCGGCAACAACAGTTGAGGTACTCCCTGCATCGGATCTGAGCGCGCCTCCGGAACAGGAGATCGACTTCGGGTCTGAGCCTGAAAAGCAGGTGACAATGCAGGATATAAACGAGCTGCTTAAAAAGCTCTCGGTGCATCCGAAGGTCGGTCTCGCCAAGGCCAAAGAAATTTTACGTACGCACTCTGGCGGAAAAGATCGACTTTCCGAAGCCGATCCAGCCGCCCTCCCGGTGATCTATAAAGCCGCCAAGGAGGCCCTGGATGCCGCCGCTTAGCCATGCCACGTTAGGCGCATCATCTGCTTACAGGTGGATGGAGTGCCCTGGTTCGATTCGGCTGTGCCAGGGCGTGAAAAGCTCCTCCTCGGTTTATGCCGAGGAGGGGTCGGCGGCGCACCATCTAGCTGAGCGCTGCCTCAAAAAAGGAGAAAAAGCCGCACAGTATGAAGGCAGATTCATCCGACGTGTAGGTGACGACTTCTCGATCCTTAAAAGCGGGGCAACCGGAGAGGATGGGGATTTTGAGATAACCGAAGAGATGGTTCAGGCAGTCCAGACATATCTCGAGGTTATCGCGTCTGATGTTGAGACAAATCCACATGCGAAGCTTGAAATCGAGCATCGATTTGATCTTTCCAAGTTCTATCCCGGCATGTTCGGCACTAATGACGCATGCCTGAGTCAGCCGTTTGGAAAGCTTATCGTCTATGATTTCAAGTACGGCGCCGGGCATGCAGTCGAGGTCGGGCGAAATCCCCAATTACTCTACTATGCGCTCGGGGCCTATTTCGATTCAGACTATGATGAAATCGAGTGCGTAATCGTCCAGCCGCGGGCTCGACATAAAGACGGCCCTACGAGACGTTGGACAACCTACCCGCGAGACCTGGAAGAATGGGCGCGAAAGCAACTGCTTCCCGCTGCCGAGAAAACGGGCGCACCGGATGCCCCAGTAATAGCCGGAACCTGGTGCAAGTTCTGCCCGGCGATGGCGAGTTGCCCAACTCTCCAGGCCCATGCGATGGAAGTCGTTAAAAGCGATTTTCAGACAATCCCACTTCCCAATCCCGAACATTTGACAACTGACGAGCTGGTCAAGGTCCTGCAATCAGAAGACCTCTTAAAGACCTGGCTAAAAAGCGTCAGCTCTTATGCACAAGGACTTCTTGAGCAGGGTCAGGCCGTTCCCGGCTTTAAACTCGTCCGGAAACGGGCGAATCGGCGATGGAAAGACGGGGTGGATCTCGATAACCGCCTCTTCAAATACCGGGATCTCGGGGTCTACGAAAAGAAGCTACTCTCTCCGGCCAAGATGGAAAAGCTTGTCGAGGAAAAAGGATGGGAGCTGCCAGTGCATGAATGGATTGAAAAGCCGGAAGGTGGGCTCGTTATCGCCCCAGAGTCTGACCGGCGCGCGGCAGTAGAGGCAGTATCCCCGGCAATCGAGTTTTGTGAAGATTTCGTATAAAGGGAGAAACCAAATGACAGAGGCAGCACCAAGTAACGGAAAACTCACTACGCCGGTATTCCGGCTGAGCTTTCCAAGTTTATTCGAACCGAAGGCCGGACCGGGAGCCGGGGCAAAGGAAAAATACCGCCTTGTGATGCTCTTCGACAAAAAAGAGGACCTACGCGCCCTCAAGAAGTTGGCCTTTGACGCCATCGTTTCAAAGTGGGGAAGCGACAAGGCAAAGTGGCCGGCGAACCTTCGAACGATCAACTTGACAACTTTCCTGACAGTCTCGGGTAAAGACGGCTGGCCGTTTCGCGACGGCGATGCGCAGAATTATGACGGGTACCCCGGCATGGTTTCCGTCCCCGCCAGCTCGGAAGTTCGGCCGATTGTTGTCGATCAAAAACTAAAGCCGGTACTCGACAAGAGCGACGTTTATCCGGGGTGCTACTGCCGGGCCTCGATCAACGCATTTGCATGGGATAACTCCGGAAATCGGGGCGTATCGTTCGGTCTGCTCGGGGTACAGAAGGTAAAAGACGGCGAGCCTTTTACCTCGCGCTGTGATCCCGATACCGACTTCACCCCGCTCGATGATTTCTCGGATGATCCGGGAGCGTATAGCGAAGTGGCTGATTTTTAGTGGAGAGCGAACGGCGCTCAAGCCCGGTTCGAATCCGGGCTCCACAATACGGAGGACGAGAGAATATGAAATGCTGCGGTAACTGCAAACACGGATTCGAGGGGCTTTGTCCTGTAATTCAGGCCCCGTTCATTTCGGAAATATCGGACCGAGGAACTTGCTGCAAGTGGGAAGCTCGATGAATCTGGCAATCGATTTCGAAACACGGGCCGTTGTCGACATCAAAAAGACCGGCCCGTGGGTTTATGCCGAGCACCCGAATACCGAGCCGCTCTGTCTCGCCATGCGAACGGACAAAGGCGCAAAGGGGCTTTGGGTAAACCCTAAAATCTATCGTCCTGAATTTCGAAATGAACTCGCCTGCTCAAGTGACCCCGGTCAATTCATCGAAGCAATCAATAGGGCGGAAATAATTGAAGCCCATAATGCGGAATTTGAGCGCGCCATCTGGCGAATGATTATGGTGCCGCGCCTGGGCTGGCCGGATATTCCAGACCACAAGTGGAGATGTTCTTTGGCAAAAGCCGCGGCATTTGCCCTGCCTCGGTCCCTCGAAGGTTCCGGAGCGGCCTTGAAGGTTCCGGTTCAAAAAGACAAGGCCGGGCATACTTTGATGCTCAAACTCTGCAAACCGAGAAAGCCCCGAAAGGGCGAGCCTGACGGTCTTTATTGGTACGAAGATCCGAAAGATTTAATCACGCTCTTTCGGTACTGCCTGCAAGATGTAGAGGCCGAGCATGCGGTATCGAGTGCCCTTCCGGACCTGAATCCGATCGAACAGAAGGTCTGGCATCTTGATCAGAAGATGAATGAGCGGGGCATCCAGGCGGATACTCGGCTTGCTAAGCAGATGATTTCGATTATCTGTAAACATGAAGAAACGCTACTCGGCGAAGTAGAGCTACTCACCGAAGGGCGTATCCAGTCAGTTAAACAGGTTGCCGCAATGTCCGAATACTGCGGCACCGACGATATGACAAAAGCCACCGTCGCGGCCGCCCTTGAAGGCGATCTCGCCCCGGAGGTCCGCCGTCTTCTGGAGATCCGCCAATCCCTCGGACTTGCCTCCGTTTCAAAATACAAGGCGGTCCTGGACCGGGCAAACCTGGACGGCAGAATCCGGGGAACGGTGCTCTACCATGCGGCCACAACCGGAAGATGGGCCGGTCGGGGGGTGCAGCTTCAGAATCTCCCGAGAAAAGGTATCGAGCAGGAATACTTGGAGCTGGCACTGGCGCTTGTGCGGTCTGGTGATATGGATTGGATCGAAAACTGCTTCGGCGATGTCATGCAACTTGCACAAGCCCTGATTCGGCCAACTCTTACCGCCGCACCTGGGCAAGACCTGATCTGCGCCGACTTTGCATCAATCGAGGCGCGGGTACTCCTCTGGCTGGCCGGTGAAACAGAAGGCGTCGAGCTGTTCCGATCCGGGGCGGATATATACCTGGATATGGCGACCACGATCTACGAGCGAGCTGTAACCAAAGCGGATAAGAAAGAGCGCCAGGTCGGAAAGACCGCGATCCTCGGCCTTGGTTTTGGTATGGGCGCGCCGAAATTTAAAGCCACGTGCGCAATTCAGGCTAAGGTCGAAATCGATAAAAAGCTCGCCCGTAAAGTCGTTAAGACCTATCGGGCGAAATACCCGAACGTAAAAGAATTCTGGTATGCGACTGAGCGTGCGGCAATCGCGGCCCTGCAAACAGGCAATCCCGTTGAATACGGAAAAACCACCTGGTTTACACGAGACAAGTTTCTCCACTGCCGCCTGCCTTCCGGGCGCCTGCTTTCCTATCCTTACCCCACTTTAGTGATCGAACCGGCTTACATTTATCCCTGCATCGATGAAGACGGCAAGGAAACCTCAATCATGATCGTCGGACGGAATCAGCCCGAGCGTCGAGCAAAGAAACGCGCCGAAGATGAGGATCTGAGGATCGTCGGACCTCCGATTGAGCGGGAAAAGTCGGTGCTCACGCACATGGCTGTTGTCAAAGGAAAGTGGTTGCGTGAGGCAACATACGGCGGGAAGTTGGTAGAAAACATCGTCCAGGCAACGGCCCGCGATCTTATGGCCGAGGCTATGTTGCGACTTGAGGATTCGGGGTATCCGGTGATTTTGTCGGTACACGACGAGGTAATCTCGGAAGTGCCGGAGGGCTTTGGGTCTCTTGAGGAGTACGAACAGATCATGGCCCAGGTGCCTGAATGGGCGGAAGGTTGCCCGGTTGCGGCAGAAGGCTGGAGAGGCAAGAGGTATCGGAAATGAAATCAATCCCCATCTCCGATTTCTCCCTTGCCTCTTACGAACTTTTCCTCGAGGCCAAGCGTGCCCCGATTCACAGAGTTGACGGAAATGTCATCTATGTAGATGATTTCGAGTACAACGATGCCGATGCCCGAATCGAACTTGCGCCCCACCTTTGGGATTATCAGCAATTCATTACTCGGCTTTCTCTTCTCAAGAAACGCTTTGCCGTATTTGCCAACATCGGCCTCGGAAAAACGGCCATTTTCCTTGAATGGGCGCGCCACGTATCCGAGCGGGTTTACCCGAAGAAAACCTTGATAATCACGCAGCTCCACCTGATCGACCAGACCATACGCGAACAGCAGAAGTTTTACGGCCGCGCGACCTTGATCGACATCAATGCTGTTTACCGGGGAGATATCGAAGCATTTCTCCAGGCGAAGAGCTATCCCTGGGAAGATCCTCCGATTGGAATCGTAAACGTCGATAAGTTCCGTACCCCCTTCTGGCTTCAGGATCATGTCGGCGCGATTATTCTCGACGAGTCCAGTATCCTCAAGGCGGCAGATGGAAAGCTCCGGACCAACATCATAAACTCCTGCAAAGGTATTCCCTACAAACTAGCCTGCACGGCAACGCCCGCGCCGAATGACCGGCAGGAATACGCTTCGCACGCGCTATTTCTGGACTACATCAGCAACTACAAGCAGTTTTTCAATAAATTCTTTTTTAACACCGGCAAGGGAAATGAGTACGTTCTGAAACCCCATGCCCGGCGAGCTTTCTATGATTTTCTATCAACCTGGAGTGTTTTCCTTCGCAGTCCAGCGCAATACGGCTTCGAGGATAATCTTTGCGACCTGAAGCCCCCGGAAGTCATCTGGAATGAAGTCGAGTTGACATTTGACCAAATGGTCGCGGCCGAGCAGTTCGGCACAAATAAGGGGATGGTAAACCGGTTGAAGGCAAGTCAAATATCGAAGGGGTTTCTCTATAAATGAGCTTAGCCTTATCCAGCAATAAACCGCAGCGCATTGCCGAGATCGTGGATTCTCACGAGGGCGAACAGGTAATCATCTGGACTCAGTTTGATGAAGAGGGCGAAATCCTGCAAGCTCTTATCCCGAATTCAGTACACCTGACCGGGAAAATAACGAAGCAGGAAGTCCGGCTAAAAATCCTGGAGGATTTTCGCCAGGGCCGGATACAAGTACTCATTGTAAAACCCCGGCTCATGGGTACCGGCTTAAATCTGCAACACTGCCGGATCTGTATCTTTTCCTGGGCGGCCGATTCTTTCGAGGCTCTGTATCAAGCCATCGGCCGGCTGCACCGATACGGGCAAAAAGAACAGGTCCTAGTCTATATTCCTCATACAGCGCTCGAACGCCCGATGCTTGAAAACGTCATGCGGAAGCAGGCCGACTACATTGAGGACGCCCAATTCCAGGAGCGTCTTTATGTCGAATGCCTGCTTGACGATCTTCAGGCGTTCGCAAACAGGACGCTACAGATCGAGACCGAAGAGGAAGAACCGCTTCCCGATATTACCGGGCCAGATTACCAGCTGATTCACGGCGACTGCATCAAGGTTATGGCGGGGATGCCTGAGAATCAATTTGACCTGGCCGTGTTCTCCCCGCCGTTTGCGGACCTCTATTCTTACTCCTGCAAAAACGAAGACCTCGGAAACTGCAACGGCCTCGATGATGAATTCGAAATGCATTTTTCTTTTTTCGCCCATCATCTTTTCCGGGTAATGAAACCCGGCTGCGTTGTGGCCCTGCATGTTGCGCCGCTGGCAATCCTGAAATCAGTTAAAGGATATACAGGCATCAGGGATTTTCCCGCAGAGTGCCGGGCCGTCTTTGAGTCGGTCGGTTTCATTTACGACGGCAAGGCGACGATAGGAAAAAACCCGCAAGCGCAAAGCATCCGGACCCATGCCCAGGGGCTAGCTTTTAAAACGCTTCACAGCAATAGCCGGAAACTCCGATTCGCAATCCCGGATTACCTCCTGAAGTTCATGAAACCCGGAGACGCGCCGGAATTTGCCAGCCAGGACGTTACAAACGAGGACTGGATAAGAATGGCCCATCCTATTTGGGACTGGGTACGGGAAACCAAGACCCTCAATGCACAAACTAAGCGGCTCTCGGAAGGCGACATCAAGCACATCTGTCCTTTGCAGATCGACGTGATTGATGCGGCTATCCGGCTCTGGTCAGACCGAGGCGAGCATGTACTGTCGCCCTTTGCCGGGATCGGAAGTGAGGGAGTGCTAGCGGTTCGTCTTGGACGGAAATTTACCGGGATTGAGCTTAAGAAAGAATATCTGATGCTGGCGGAAAAGAATATCCAGGAAGAGCTTCGTCAGGTGGATTTCATGGGGGAGTTGGTTGAATCCTTCATCTAATCCCTCTTGCCCAAAATGCGGCGCGAAACTGCTCCGCTGGTCCTGGTGGGAGCACCCTTCCGAAACCATTTGGTATTGGTACTGCCTGGAATGCGATAGGGCGGGAATCGAGCCATGCATACACGTATTTGAGAGGCGCGCCTAAGAAATGAACGGTTGCTTTCCCACATACACAGCCTCTAATATGCCTCTGTCCGGACAACAGATAGCAGGAGGCATGTGTATGCTGGGAAGCATTTATACGTCGGAGAACTGCGAGCTGTGCGGGCAGCGCATGGTCGATAACGGCAAAGACGCCGTTTGCTGCCTCAAACACAAGAAGCAGAAAGCGTCGAAGGTTTTCGTGAAGTTTCCGGGGGTCTTCCGGCGCTTCAAAAACTATGATGAAGCTGCGTACTTCCTAAGTGGAATTCGCTATGAGACCTCAAAAGGCACATTCGATGAACGCGACTACAAAAAAGCAAATCCCCTCGGCTTCGCCAATCTCACCGAAAAATACCTGGAGATAAAAAAGGAGACCGTCAAGCCAGGCTCTTACACCCATATCAAACGGGACATTGAAAACGCTGCCGCGCATTTCGGCCAGACCAATGTAAAAGAGATCGGGTACGGCGAGATTGAGGATTTCCTTCTTGCTCAAAAGGGCATCTCGAGCAAAACCCGATACAATATCAAAACCAACCTACACACCTTCTTTGTCTGGCTGATTAAGCGCCGGGTCTTTCGTAAAGACCAGATGCCGGAGTTCCCAGAACTGAGCTTTGAGCTTGGATATCGAAAGACGGTAAATAAGACCACTCAAGACGCGATCATTGAAGAGGTACGAAAACTTAGTCTTAATAACCCGAGAATCTACATCGGGATAAAATGGCTCTGCACCTATGTGAGTATCCGGCCCGGAGAATTGCTCGGAATCCTTGAGGAAGACATTGATTTACGCCAGGGTCTACTCGTAATCCGCGACCACAAAACGGTTTCACACAAAGGACCTAAAGTCGTGCCGCTCCTGAAAGAGGATATCGAGTTAATAGGGACCTTGCCAAAAGGCTTCCCGAAGTCATATTTTTTCAGGCGGGACACTAAGGGGGGCGGGCATAAGGCGGGAGAACAGTTCGGACCTAAGCTGCTTTACCGGTACTGGATTAATGCGTGTAACATCGTAGGGGTAGAAGGGGTCGATCTATACGGCGGGACTCGGCACAGTACAATGCAGTTTTTGCGGTCACTCGGAAAATCAAAGGAAGACGTTAAGGTACTCTCGGACCATTCCACGAATAAAGCGCTGGACCGCTATCTTGAAAAGAACTTTGAGGAGATGCGGGAAGGGTACGCACTCACGCGAAAGAGCGCTGCACCGATCCTGCACCTGCCAAAAACGACCTAA